CCGCGCAGCATCCCCGCAGTTGCCGTGCTTCATGTAAAGTCTATACGCTGCGATTAACTTTTCTTCTGCTAGTGGCTTTGCCGCCATTTGAATCCCCTATGCGCATCACGTCTATCGGCCCGCGGGTTGCGGGGTCATACAGAGCTGCGATTTCGACTGCCTCTCTTGGCGACTTGCCCAGGTGCATGGCCGCCATTGCGTATGCGCTACCTGTGCCTATCGCGTAGAAAGGTTCTTTGATGCGAGCAGGGATGAGGGCACTTTCATAGATATAAATACCCTCAGCTCTGAGCTCCATACATTCAACGTCGCAGTCTGAGTCTAAGTCTCCACCTTTCTCGATGGCGTTAAAAAACTTGAGGATCTGAACCCAGTCTCCAGCGGCTCCGGCCACGCCGTCCTTCCATTGGCGCAGCTTGCAGACAGAATAAAAGGCTCCTTCGCCGCTGCACATACTGTCAGCCGCGATCTCTTTGTGAGCTAGGCTGGCAGCTATCGTCGTCACTTCTTACGGTTGATCCAGTCTTGTACGGTCTGTGTCTCCCAGATACGGATGAGTGACCAGACCAGGGAGAACAGGGCAGCCAAGGCCGGCAGGATGTCGGCCAGGGTTCCTACTACCGTCAGGATAGAAAGCCCGTCTGTAACGTGCTTAATGGTTTCTGGACTATGCTGACTCACTTTTTTCCTCCGGCAATTGCGCTTGTGCCTGTTCCTTGATCTTTACCACCAAAGGCCATGCTCCTGATGATGTGGGTAGTTGACCTAGTGTTTGCAGGATGCCGTTTACTTCTTCGACAGAAAGTTCAAGTTTGATGTTCATAAATTATCCGCAGTAGAGAACACAGGGAACGGTGTAAGAACCGTCAGGGTAGGTAGCCGTGGGAACCGTTGATGTGACTTTACCGATTGTCTTGCTACGGATTACATCGTCATCCTGAACCTTGGCACATCCGTCACCGTTGGATTCCAACAGGTCACCAATCTGGACTGTGACACCTGCGGCGATACGCACCACAAACGCACCCAGAGATGAGATAAGCATATCCTGAGCTTCATCCCAAGTTTGGAATACGCCGTAGACTGCCTTGTCTCCGACCACATCCGAAATCTTTACCTTTGGCAGACGCTCGTTGCCGTCATCCACAACAGTCTTGGTAAAACTATCCTCTTCAAATGTAGTCCCAACAGGCAAGTTGCCTAGATAGTCCTCACGGTGCGGGATAGATTCTGTCCATGCGTCCTTGCCTTCGACTGCTTCTACGGCAGGCTCAACGACATTGCCTTTCTCATCTAACACGGCTTCTTTGGCCTCAACCGAAGGGATAGCAGGATGCTCAATTGTTTCCGTCCATGTCACAGACTTCCATTCAGACATTTCACCGATGGATGACATAACCGTTCCACGAGGAATGTCTGGGTTGTAGCCACGGCCTTCCTGAAGTTGTGTCCAGTGACCCCCGCAAAAAGCATTGTAAGAAACGGTGTTTCCGGATACGGAGATGGAGCCTTCTGCAACGGTGTCTTGCTCAAAAGATACAAGCGTACCGTCACTAGACAATCTGTTAATAAGTAACCCTAACTCATTGCTTCTGACCGCCCGAACATAACCTGATGGTCCTAGTGTAATTCCTGCGCCATTTCCTGTGTCAGAAGTTTTACCAACCAAAAAATCACCACCGCTGGTGATACGGGCACGTTCTGTTCCGTTGGTGTATGCAGCAATTATTCCAGATGCACCGCCTCCCGCTAACAAAAGGTCTGCTCCGCTAGACCCAGATACTACACGGGCATTATCTGTATCAGTTGAATTAGCCCCTAAATATACACCACCACCAGAAGTGCTGTTAGAAATTTGCAGGCCACGGCGAGAGCCCCCAAAAGTTGATATAGAGGTTACGCCAATTCCTACATTACCGCTGGAGTCGATACGCATACGCTCTGTGTTTTGTGTAGAAATCAACACAGCCTTCGCTTCAAGGTTGTTGATGTCCAAGTCACCAACGTTTGCTAGTCGAATCCGAACACCATCACCAGATGTTGCTCCGGTTGTTCCTGTGGTAAACCGTAAATCGACTACATCTGCTCCATCAGTCCCAGAGTTATTAAGGTGCAGAATCTTGCCTGCGCCAGTTGGCGAACCCCCAATCCCCACATTACCGCTGGAGTCGATACGCATACGTTCTGTGTATGTTTCTGAACCAACTGCTCCTGTGTGGCTATATATCAGAAGGTTGGAGCCATCTGTTCCAATTGCACCACCGCCAGCGGTTGCATCAGTTTTTGTAAATTGATAATAAGCACCAGAACCGTTTGCAATAAGATTCCTTATAGTGCTTACAGATGGTGCGGTTGTGGTTCCAATTAAGAGTTGACCATTGCTGTTAAATCTTCCTGCCTCTGCACCACCTTCTGTAAAGGCAATAGTGTCAGCAGCAGGGAAGAAGATGCCGGTATTCAGGTCACCGGATGTCGTAAGCCCAGGAGCGGATACGGTACCGTTAGCCACAGCCACCGTGCTGCCAGTCTCTTTGGCAAGCGGCACACCGCCGGCAGTTGAGCCGTCGTGGACGACAACCGTGTCTTTGGTTGTGTCTACCGTTACTTCGCCCTCGGCGCCGGTGAATGACCCGTGCTGAGTTGTTGTGCCGCGTCGTAGTCTAAGTGCTGTCGCCATTATGCAATGCTCCCAAGATCAAGAGTTGCGGCCAGCTTGCCTACTGTTACCGCGTTGTTGTCGATTGTCCACGTCGCCCCAGAAGACGACACCGTAATGTCGCCCTTGTCGCCATCTGATACCCCTCCGGTTGCGGCAATCGTAATACTGCCGGCACCGTTGGTGATGCTGATGTTTGATCCGGCAGTCAGAGTCGCTTTGGTCAGCGTGTTGCCGGTTGAGTTGCCGATTAAGAGCTCGCCGTTTAGGTAGCTCGATTGGCCGGTACCGCCATCGGCAACAGCTAAATCGGTGATGCCAGTAATGGAACCACCAGTAATGCTGACATTGTTAGCCGCCTGGGTTGCAATAGACCCAAGGCCAAGGCTTGTGCGTCCTGTTGATGCGTCTAACCCAGTCGCGCCACCGTCCCATTTCAGGCGGTCTGTATAAGCCGTGTCCCAGTTGCTCTGACTTGTTGTTGTCGGCAGGGAATAGCCGGCAGAAAAAGACAAGGCCAGAGTGCCAGAAGTTGTGACCGGGTTATTGGCAATTGCAAACCCTGTCGGCACGCTCATGTCCACCGAGGTCACGGTGCCGCTGCCGCCGGCCGTGAAAGTAACATTATTGGCGGAGCTGTTTACAGCCAGGAACTTGTTGGCATTGCCGGTATAAGACAGCGCAGAAATATCAGCAATAATCCCAACGCCGCTAACCGCTCCTGCCACGGTATTAACGTCAGCTATATTGTTAGCCACCGTTGTTACGTTAGACGATACACCCGCCACGGTCGTCACATTGGCGCTGATGCCTGCGACGGTTGTTATGTTTGCGCTGATTCCGGCTACCGTGCCAATGTTAGTCAGATTGGCAGCCACATCAGTCACATCGCCGTCAGTCCCTAGTTGCGCTGCAACAGAGTTTACAGATGCGATGTTGTCGCCAACCGTTTGCACCGTAGCAATGTTGTCAGCCACCACGGCAATCTCAGACACAGCTTCGTTCAAGTCATTGGCAACAGTAATGATCTCGGCAATGTCAGAAGCGGCTGTGTTTACCGAAGCGATGTTGGCAGCTACCGTGTTGACATTTGCAATGTCAGTCGCCACCGTGCCAATGTCTGTGGCGTCACCCGCCACAGCGGTTACATCGGCAGATATGCCAGCCACCGTGGTCACATTGGCGGCCACGCCGGCGACAGTTGTGACATTGGCAGATATGCCCGCCACGGTTCCAATGGTGTCAGAGCCGGCCAGGTCTGCGGCCACAATGGTTACGTCGCCACCTGTGCCGACTTCTGCGGCCACAGCGTTGACGTTAGCGATTGCACCGCCTACTGCGTTGACATTGGCGATGTCGCCAGCTACGGCGTCAATGTTAGTCAGGTCGTTGTAGACCGCCACAATGTAGCCATCCGGCGTAGCTGCCGGAACGCCAGGCGCCGCATCTGCCACAGAGCCAAGGTCGTATGCCCACCCCGTTCCAGCCAGGTCATCGCCAATGACTTGAATCTGCGTGGTCTTGGTGGCCAGCGAGTTAATGTCTGCGCTGTCACCGGCTACGGTTGTCACGTTTGCTGATATGCCGGCGACTGTTGTGATGTCAGCGGATATCGCGCCAAGCGTTGCAATCTCATCTTCAAGCCCGGCAATCGCAGTTACATCCACCACAGACACGCCGACGTCTGGGTCGCCGTTGACATCAAACGCCATGTACTTGCCAGCGCGGTCAGCCTTGCGCGGCAAAGTCATGTCGATGGTAAGCGGGTCAGTCTCCGGGGCGCGCAGAGCTCGGCTTATGCCCTCAGCGTTTTGCTGGGCAAAAATGGTGAGCGAGTCCAGCTCTTCGTTTAGCGATGACGCAAACAGATCGCCACCAGTCTGGAACTCAGTCGTGCGCTGGATTGTCCTGTCGCCGACAATTGAAATCTGGCTGGCCCCAGTCGGGGTGGCGGTCAGGGTAACCGAGCCTGTACCGTTTGAGTTAATGCTGACCGTATAGTCAGTAGTCAGAGTCAGTAGCGTGTCATCACGGTATACGGCGATATCGGTCTGAGACAGAATCTCAAACGTGAACGCATAGGGTCCAACACCGGAGGCGGTATAGACCACCCGGCGCGGGACGTTGGAAATGTCAATATCTGGCATGGTGTATTCCTATGCGAAATTTAATGGTTATCGCCGATATCTACCAATATCTTTTTGCTGGTCTTCAATATCTTTGATGGCCATGGCAAGGTCTGGGTCTTCAAGAATCAAGCGCTCTCTGGCCACCGAGTAGGCATCAGATATCTCTTTGGAGATAAGGGTTTGGACGGCGGCCATATCCCGAGCTGCCAGGCGTTTGATGTCCGGGCTCTTGCCAAGGTCGTCGACTCGTTTGGCCAGTCTGCCGTCATCGGTTGCAATCTCAATTAGCCGGTTATATTGCGGTGCGGAAAGTTCTACGCCTTTGATCTTCCGGTCTGGCCTGTACTGCGGGACGCCGTATTCAATCAGAGTGGCGTAAGACGGAACAAAACTGCCGTCTGCGCGCTTAAACGGGTTGAATAGCTCGTAAAAATTGCCCTTGCCGTTTTTCTTTACCTCGCCTGTCAGCGGGTCCAGAAGCGGCGGCAGGCTGTCTGACAATCCCGGGGTGCGGCTCTTGATGTAACCGACTGCCTCCCAGAATCCCTTGCCTGCGCCGGCCAACGGATCGACCTCTTCTGGCGACAGAGAGACCATGACGTTGCTACGCTCAGGGTTTACATACCGTTCAACCGCGGCCACCAGGGATGAGTGCGTGCCAGTCACCGGAACCGCGCCGGCGGCAAAGGACGTCACCTGTTTGCTGACCCGGCTCATCACGTTATACAAAAATGTCGGGGCGTCTTTTGACCCTGCGCTAAAAACCTTCTGGATTTCGCCAAAACCCTGGAGCATTGGCTGATCGGACAAGTACTGGTAAACACCTAGCGTCCCGCCCATCATCAGTTTGCTCATGTCGGCTTCGCCAGCCGTGGTCATGGAGTACTCACCAGCGGTCGCCCCGATGGATAGCAGCGTCCCCAGCGGCTCCAAACCGGCGTAGGATATGTAGACCTTATCCGGCCCCACGGAAACGGTTGTAATGCCCTTAAATCGCTCGATCTCTTCTGGGCTGATGTCGGACTTATTGAAGACAAATGAGAACTCTTGCCATCCGGTAGACTTAAGTCCTTCGCGGTCTTCCATCCGAAATGGTCCGTAGCCAGTCACCTTGCCTTCCAAGGCAGATGTCCCGACTGCGGTAATAATTCCACCGCCAAGGGTTACCCGAGCCATAGCCATATCCCGGCGGATGCCGCCTGCGTTATAGTCAGCCCAAAAGCGCGGGCTGGCAAAGTTTAATCCAGGCGTGCGGCTCATGGCTTCCAAGGCGATATTGGTCGGCGTGCGCACAAACGGCACGAACATTTTGAGCAACGGGTTTTGCAGGGTCTTCTGGATTCCTTGCAGGCTGGGTTCAAGCTCGCGGGTAAATGTAGTGGTACGCGCTACACCCTTGGCTGCGGCTTCAATATCTGCCGGAGTGTTGATCAGCACTTGCTCCATAAATGCCGATGCCTGCTTGGCGGCGTCTTCTGGCAGGACCCCGGCTTCCACTAGGCGCTTGTACTCGGCATTGCCGGCGCGAGTAGCCAGAGCGTTAAGTTCCATGCGATATGACATGGCTTTGAAAAACTCGTCCTCAGCCATCAGCGCACGGCCGGGCAGCTCAACAAACTTACCGTAGTAGCGTATGGCGCCACTAACAGCCTTGCCTGTCTCAGAGTCGCCAAAGTTAATATCAAATGGGTCTGGTCTGCCGCGGACAGTTTCAATCTTGGTAAACGGATCTGTCGCCTCGTTTTTCTTAAACGCAGTCCAGGCAATCTCAGCTCCCTCGCGGATACCCTGAATCATGCCGAGAGCTTGGGCATACACCTCATTGGACTGGATGGCATCCTCGCCACCAAATACGGCATTGCGAACCTTGCCAAAAGCTGCGCCGACCATGCGCTCAGGGATCTGATACGCACCGAAGAACATATTGCCGGCGATATTCTTGGCGTGCGAGATCGGGCTAGACAGCAGACCGTTGATCCAGCTTGTCATGGTGATATCTAGGAACCGGCTAGACCAGCCCTTAATGTCATTGGTATACCCACGCTCTGCCATGTCGGCGCGAGCTGCACGGGTATCCAGAGCGGTGTAGCGTCTGGCCACGTCAAATGCGTTGTCAATGCCGCCGGCCTCGGTGAGGATGGCGTCCAGCATGGCGCCACGCTCTGCGGTCGCGGTCCGAGCCTGGGAGAAAATACCAAGCGTGCGGGCAATGTCAGCTTGTCTGCCTTTGGCGGCTTTGAGCAATGCGCCTTCCAGGGCCAATGCCTGTTGGAACTCAACGGCCAGCTCAGATGTCAGATTGCCGGACAGTTTGGCTTGCTTGACTTTCTCGCCCAGATCAAATGCGCGTCTGCCGGCATCTGTGATGGCCAGCAACATCTTGTAAGCCTGGCCAGCGTTAGCTTCGGTTACCGCATTGGGGTTGATAATCCGAGCTAGGAAAGCCTCGTCATAACCCTCTTCGGATGCCTTAGTCGCAATGTCTTTATATGACACCCGTTCTAGCTTGTCTGCACCGTAGACGCGGGCAGTCGCGTCAATAAATTGCTTAAGACCGTTCTCGTCTTTAATCTGGTCTAGGTTAAACGCAGTCTCCGGAGGTTTGCCTACTATCGGCACCTCTGGCGGCACATTAGCCATCTGCTGCTCAACCTTTTGCACTACCTCTTGCGGAGCATCAGGAATAACTTGATACGGTCCTACGGTCCCTTCTGGGGCTTTTGGAGCTTTCTTGGTAGGCTTTTTAATTGCGCCTTTGACCAGACCAAGCGGCAAGCCAGCTACATTGACCGGCTCAAACGCCGGCTCATCTACGGTGTACTCAATCGGAGATGGCAACGATTCTGAAGGCTGAGTATTTTGGATATCAACCACATCCTTTTGGACGGCACTTAATTCGTCCAGCCGTTGATCAAGCGGTTGCATTGCCATTATTTAGCCCCTGTTGCTTTCTTAACTGCGCGTGCTGCTTTCTTGGCGCCTTTGATGTATCCACCCGGAGCGGCAAACTCGCCAACAGTCTCGGCAGGCGACTCGCCGGTACCGGCTTTAAGCCCGGCCTCATCTAAAAACTTCTTGATGTCTTCGGTTGTCGGCAGGCCAGTCTTGGACTCAAGCCCTGCCACAAACGCATCCAGATCACCGCCGGACCTACCGAGCTCATACACTCCGCGGGCAAGGGCAATCAGGTCGCCAGGCAATCCGACAAAGCCCTGAGCTGCGCCTTTTGTCGCAGCGCCCACAGTCTCAGCCACGGCGCCCATGGCAGGCTCTAAGCTGACGCCAGTCGGGTAAGGTTTGCCTGTGCGCGGGTTGACCGCCTGCTGGGTGGGCTCAGGCGCAATCCGCAGATCAGCGGCTAACGCATCCAGAAAAGCGTTTTCTAGCGTGTTCATTGGTTTGCCTTAATTGAGTCGATCAGACGCAAGATCCGCTTACGGGCATCTGCGTTGCTAACGCCGGCACGCTTAAGCGACTCGTCTGTGTAATCTTCTTTATATTGCAAGCCTTCTGTCTCAAGCCGTTTTTTAAGCGAGGCTCTGTCATCAGCCAGTTTCTTAAGGTCTTCCTGTTGCTGGCGTGCGCCCACCAAAGCCTGAGCTCTGCCAAAGGCGTCAAACGGTTTGCCCTGTGCGCGGGCTTCTTGCTCTTCGGCAAGCAATTGATTTGTGACCTCTGCCTTGCGCACATTGCCTGCACGAGTTGACGGATCGTTTGGATTTGGAACAAAGGCATTGATGATAAATTCCTTGGCTCTGGCAATGTCTGGCCGATCGGTTTTGTCGATCAGATTAAATAGTTCATTGCGCTGCTTGAGCGAAATGCGGCCGGCAGTAAATAGGCTGTTGGCTTCTTCAAGACCCATGGTCCCTTGCCTAGCCTTAAACTCCAGCGCACCAAAATAATTGTCTGGAGCGCCCGGAATGTTGCCTTCCCTAATCTGACGCAATTCTTCCCGGCCAGGAATATACCCGCGGTTAGCCATGCGCTTTAACAGCTCATCGCCGCCAATGGTGCCTTTGTAAAACAGATTGTAGTCGGCGTAATTCTCTGCGCGGTTGCGTTCAGTAGACAGTTTGTTATCACGGTCAATGACCTGTAAATCATCGGCTTGGCGCTTTAGCATGGACTGGATAACCGTGTCCTTTTGTCCTTCGTCCAGCTGTGCCCATAACGGTGAGTATTTGCCGGCATCGCCTGATCGCAATTTTGCGATAGCGTCAGACGGCCGGGCGGCAAAGTCCGGGGTGACAAAATAATTTGTCATTGAGGAATTGCGCGCTGCAATACGAGCCTTTTCAAAATCTTCCATTTTGGCTGGAAGAGTTGACGGGTTTTGCGAGGCCAGCGAAAAAGCAATGTTGCGCGCACCGGCTTCGTATTGTGCCATCAGCGTTGGGTCTGTCTCTGCCGAGTACATGGTCTCCATGTTGCGGCGCAAGGTGCTGATGGTTTCGTTGGTCTTGGTGTCTACTTGCGATCCATAAGCCTTGACCAAAATGTCTGAGCTCTTTTTAAGTAGCACATTGCCGCCGTTAGAAATTGACCGCATCAGGCCATTGGCTTGCTCTGGGTCAATCTGAGCCAGGCCGCGGGCCATGCCCTGCAATGACTTCACCCGGTTTTGGATGTCATCAAAATTTGATAGCTGGCCAGTCTCGACTTGAATGTCTAGCTTATTAAGTTCCTTCTGGACCTCGGATTCCAAGTCCGCCCTGAGCTGAATGCCAAGGATGCGGTTTTCTTCCTTGCGGCGCCTTTCCACTTCGCCAAAGGCAAACTGGGAAATGCGCTCTAGGTTTTCAGAAATAGACTGAGATGCCCTAGTCTGCTCTTTAATGTTGGCAAAGTCTAAGCGCGGCACATCTGCCGAGATAATTCCTGCTTCTTGGAATGTAGGTAGGCGTGCCATGTTTATCAACCGCTATAAATTGAACTGTCTTTGACTGGGGCTGGCTCTTGCGTGCCAGGCGCGCCTTTGCTTGCCGTTCCCGCAGCCATGCCAAGTTTTGCAACGGCATTAAATATGCCTTGCTGGTATGCAGTTTTTCCAGCCTGCTCGTACAGTATTGATTGCAATTGACCGCCGCGCAGAGCTGCGTCTGCATCAGCCAGTAGGATTTTGTACTCACGCCCAGCTCTGGTTTCATTGGAGGCCCGCACAATGTCTGGAGACCCGCTAAACGGATCTACGCCACCGGCATACGCCCGGGCAGCCAGAGCTGCGTTTGTGGTGCGCAGTCGGCGCAAGAGGTCGTTAGAACGCTGTTCGTATTGAATCGCCCTGCGCTCGCCTTCAACCGTGGCCTGCTTGGCTTGTAAGTTGTATTGGGCTCTTTGTGAGACACCGGCCTGGTAGGAACCGTATGCGCTTACAAGTGCCGCTGCTACTGCTACTGCTTGCATATTATGTCCCCTGGTGTACTGACACTTTGTATTCCATGCCAAGCAGGATCAGCTTTAATGGCTCATCTTGCTCGATGGTAATCTTGCCTTCTTGGGTATAACCCAGCAGCCCGTGAACCGTCTTGGTGCCTGTAAACGGCGTGATCGGGTTATCCAGAAGGCTGACGTTGTAAGCCCGGAATGGAATCTCAACGCCGTTAATCTTCATGTATTGGCTGTCTTTAACCAGCGCGTTTACTTCAACAATCCGCTTACGGAACCCAAGACGCGAGCCAGATGACAGCTTTAGTTCAACCGGCATGGTTACCATCTTGACGTTGTAATTTAGACCCACTTGAAATGACGTGGTGCTGGACCGCGGGAAGGTTACTGTCCCGCCAGCCGGCACGGTCTGGTTGTTTTGCAACGCACCATCAAGAATCACCTCGACAGACTTGCCGACCAAGTGAGACATGGACGTGGATGCCGCGGCACCGCCAGTCTTGCAAGAATCGGTCTCTACGGACTCGCTGAATATCTCGACAAAGTATTCCGTAGTCGTACCAATGATCCGCTCAACGACCGTATAAATGGTCGTAATGTCCACGCCCACATCAACGTATTCGCCGTCTGTAATCCACTCGGATGGGGCAATGACATTCTGTGCGCGCAGAAGCGAAAACACAGCCATTGTGCCGTCTGTGCCATTGGTGATCAGCAACAGGTCATTCTCGTCGGTTGCTACTGACCGGCGAAGCGCCATTCGTGTCGGCCCTTTTAGCAGATGGCCGGCCAGTAACGAGATCTTGGACGACACATAAGTGGCTTGTGTATCCGTAAATGCAAACTCATTGAGCGACTTGCCCTGGCGCTGCAAGAATAGCGTGCCACTTTCCAATTGTTGCACCCGCACACCTTCTTGCGATCCATTGCGGGTAACGGCTTTTAGGAAAAAGTTGGTCGGCGTGATTGGCTCAAGACCTTCCTGCGGACAGTAGAACTCACCGCCGGTCGTAAAGATTTGCAAGTCTCGACCTGACGCAATGTCGGTGACAGCGTTAAATGTATTGGTATCTAGCGTGGCCTCGACCGCATCGTCATCAAGACCCTCGGTTGCCTCAAAGTCAAAAAATAATCCGACCTTGGAGCCCCAGATAGTTGACGGTCTGGACTTGGAGCCGCCAAAGTAAAGTCTGCCCTCATGGAAGGTTACCGATCGTGGCCAGCCTTTGCCTGATGACCATACATCCTCGTAGCCAGTCTCAAGTTCCCAGTCTCCAGAAGCGATTGCCGTGGTGTTAAAAAACGGGAACTCAACAATAGCCTGCACCACAGTTCCGCTTGTGTACTGCACAATTTTGGCTCGGCCTTGCGGGCTGGCGTTGATGTATTGGCCAACAGATGCCGCGCTAAACGGCGTGCCGGTTGAGGCTGTCAGAGTCACCTTGCCGGACACAGCAGATGGCGTAAGCGTGCCGGCTGGCTCGCTTGCCGCAAGCGTGAAGGCGTACTTAGGAATTGAGTCAAAAGCCAGCGCCGTGGCGGTCCAGTCTGCGTCTGATGCGCCGCGGACAATTTTGACCGGGTTAATGTCCGGATGGCAGACAATCAGCGTGTCAGCCGATTGCGTCCAAGTGATGCGGCCAAGGCGTGCGCCAGTTAAACCGACCGAGCTGGTGCTCAGGTAATCCAAAGTTCCGCCATTTATATCAAGGACTTGCGCGCTATTTTTGAATATGTGCATCCGGTTGTGGGTAAAACACAACATATAGCTGTCGGATGTTGAGAACTCAAACGGCACCAGTCTGACGCCATTGGCGGCGGAGTCATTGCCCGTGTTTGGCAGGCTCATAACGTACTTGGAACCAGGCCGGCGCCGAGCTCCACCCTGCGGCTGGATCACCACGTTTGTGGCCTCTTCCAGCGCATTGCTGTAAGCCTGCAAGTCCACGCGAGCCCGCAGAAGCGGATCAAGCTCGCCTGTGGAAAAGTTAGTCTGAACGGTTACAAACCGGGCCATCAGAATCTCACAGCTATCAGCGGGAAGTCTTCAATTACAAAGTTTGGCTGGCCCTGTCCGTCCATGTTCATTGCAATCCTTGTGTACCCGCCGCGGCCATTCTGATCTGGCGAGCCAACGGCTACACCTTGCCAATACTGAGCCTTCTCGGTCTGGTCGGTAATGGGCATGGCCAGATGCCAAGCCATCATGTACTTCATAAGCTGCACGAAGTAGACCGGCATTTCAAACTCTTGGACGTCATACGGATAGTCAATAAAGATCGTCTCTTCATTTGTCATCAGTTTGTCGCCAAAAATGCGGTAATCCCGAATGGTCGGGGAGCCCGGGGTGGCGCTGACCATAACCATCCTGGGCGGTCCAATGCGGTCGCCAGGCAGTTGGAATTGGTATTTGTACTCGGTCGTTGGGTTAGTCAGCAGTTTGGATATCTGACTCTTTTTGTAAACAAACGACCAAGGGTAAATGAGAAGCGTTTGCTTTTTGACATCCTGATACAAGGCATCGGATACGTTAGCCTCGTCTGTACCCTCACTAAATGACGATATCGCCTTGGCTCCGAGCATTTGGAGGGCATCTGAGCAGATTGATAATGCGGTGTCACCGGCAGCCATAGTAAACCCTCGCGTTGCTTTTCCCGTATTTTAATGATATCGCTTGATTTGGACAAGATTTTATGGTGGCCCACCTAGCATTTTCTTGGTATTGCCGGCCATTGAGTAGATTCCTTGGGTCTTGCCTTCGTCCATGTGCGCTTTCAAAAGCCTAAGCCAGTTCTCGACCTGGCCATCATTGGCATAAGTTTTGCCGCATTGGTACACATTTGGGTAGCCAGTCACATAGGTTTTGTTGTCATGGGACAGATTGATGCCGGCCATAATCACTTCGTCAAAGCCCATGCCGTGCCGAGCCCATAGCGCGCCCGCTATGCCGCTAGAGCCCTTAACGTAGTCTAGGTTAGGCCAGACGTAATCAATGGCCGCATAGGCTTCCCTAGAGTGCGGAATGAACCATGTAGTGCCAAGAGGCGAATGGATCAGCCTTGGCCTGGCATGGATGTAGATTTTCCTGCCGGCAGCCTCTTTGATTTTTAGTGTCATTTCGCCGTGCTGGGTCCAGACGTGCTTAATGTCAGGCACTATGCTGGCTGCGTATTTAACGCCAAGTATGGTGGCGTCCGGTCGGAGTTTGCGGGCCTCGGCCAGCTCCTCCAAAAGAGAAGGGGCCGCACCACAGATAATGGCGCAGCCCCTATGCTTGCTAGGGTAAACCCTATCCAATTAGTCGCTGTCTACGGTTCCGACAGTCGTCACGTTGGTTACGTCAACCACGCCGCCGGAGTTGCTGTTCACCACAACAAAACCGAAAGCAGGGGTCGAGTCAGCAGCCGAGTGAACATAAATGAGATCGCCGACCTTGAGGATCGAGGATGCGTCATCAAAGTAGCCCGAACCATCAACGGCCGTAACGGCGTCATTGGTACGGTATGTCCACATTTGCGGTGCATTGCCGGCCTTTGAGCCAGCTACGAGCATTAAGCCTACTACTGAATATGCCATGTTAATTCTCCTTAGGCGTCAGAAGTTTGGACTTCGACAATACCCTCAGCGTCGATGGCAATTGCACCGGCCGAGAACACAGCATTGACCAGCCAGCTAGTCTTCTCGGGGATGTAATTGATCTCGGTGCGGGGAGCGATGCCCTCGGCATAACCGATTGCGTCACGGTGGAAGGCCCACAGTTTGCGCTCGGAAGATGCGATTGCCAGGCCACCCTCGTCGCGGTCGCCGATGGTATGGAAGGTGAATCCCAGGAAGGTGTTTAGCTCACCAGAAACCAGGGCGCGGACTGTGTTGAAATCAGCCGAGGTGACGGCAGTCTCAGACAGCAGATTGGACAAGCTGTTTGCATGGATAATGATGTGACGGTTATCCATCGGGACGTTGTTCTTGTCCAGAGCCTTTTTGGCTGCACGCAGTTTAGCCACGTTCAGGCCGGTGTCGGTGCCACCCTCGTCTTCGGTCACCACGTTGCTGGTGCTAGAAGCAGCCAGAGCGTTGATGATGAGCTGGTCTTGGCGACGGCCGATAGCGTTAGCAACAACCTTAACGAGCTCAGAACGCTCGTCAAAATTGACCTTAGCCTGATTGAAGATGTCGCTGTACTCAGCAGCGTTCCAGTCGGTCAGCGTGCAAGTAACAGTCGAGAATCCGACGTTCATGGGGGTAACATCCGACTGGGGAACCCGAGCCGTAGCAATACCCTTACCCACTTTAGGGAATTTAACAGTTGAGCCTTCAACACCCCGACGCTGACGAACAGCAGGAACCAATTGGGCAACGCCCTGGTAAGCCTGTTTAACCTCAGCATCAAAGAGCGTTACAAAGGCGTTTGACAACGAAATAGCCATTTGAATCTCCTTGAAAGTTAAAAAGTTTCGTCGCTTCGGTTAGCCGCTAATGCGGGCCTACTGCTTGCGCCTTACGGACGCCAGTCGCCTGATCCCAGGTGGACAAGGGCCGAGATATCGGTATGCCTTACCGAGATTTGTAACGGTTTTGATTCTCATTTGCAAGAGGGTAAAAAAAACCCCCGACCAAGAGGATTGGCCAGGGGTGTTCAAGCCACGAAGGAGCGTGGAGGAGGAGAACTTAACCGAAGTGTTGCGAGAACATCTTTTCGACCTTGGCCCGGTAAGCCGCGTCGGTTTGGTACTTTGGATCGCCGACCATGGCAAAGAGTTCATCTTTGGACATGGCGCCGTCTACCGGGGCTGACTGGGTAGGTATTTTAATGTTTTCGTAGGACTCGCGCAGTTTGAGCATCATCCGCAGGCCCTTGGCCGAGCCGGCGGCGTACTTAAATTCCTCAAAGTCGTCCTTTGAGAAGATACCCTTACGGACTAACCCTGATGCCCAGTCGGTTGCTGACTTGATCATGGCGTCAGCATTTGGACCTAGAGCTCGCTTTTCCTGCTCGACCGTCATGCGCGTCTGCTCTTGCTGGTCGCCGGCCATGGCCATGTAATCTCCGACCAGCTTGTCCAAGGCCGCCTGGCTTACGCCGTATTCCTGCGCCCAGCCCAGGACCGTAGTCCGTAGCGGGTCGTCGTCTGGCGTGTCACCAAAGGCACTTGTATCGTACTTGCCATCTGCCGGCGCCTTGTGTTTGCCCTGGCTGATCTGTTTGCGCAGATCCATCCATGACTTAGCGATTCCTTCCAGATCTGGGGACGAATCGTCCTTTTTCCAGAAGTTTTCTGGCCACCAGTCGGGACGCTCTAACGGCTCGTCGTCATCCTCCTTAGGTGCCAGATGTTCCATCTGACTGCTAGTTGTATCTTCCCGCTGGCCTTCCTCGGCTATTGTTGCACCGTCGAGTAGGCCAGCTTCTTGGCTTTCGCCTTGAGCGCCGGGCTCTTGTGCTTGGGTTTCCATTACGGGGTCCTTGCTTTAATTAGCCGCATCATAAGATCGCGCACTACGCTGTTTTGACCTTCACGGTAATAGGCGTAGCTCGCATCAGAACCCGGCACGGCAACGGGCTGATCTAGGTAAGCTGAGTCCAGCCACTTCAAAAGTTTCTGGCCTTCTTCTGAGCCAAAGACACGAAGGCAGAGCTTATTCAAGTCATCTGCCTTGGTCATGGCGTCGCGGTTGTCTAGCTGTACTGCCTCCAGGTCATCCCATCCTCCTGCCATTAGGCGGCACCTCCGACTACCTGGGCGGCCATTTCAGGATTGGCCTCGGCTAACTGGGTGGCCATCTGGTCAGCTTCCTGTTTCATAAGGTCACGCTCTTCCGGGCTAGTCCGTAGTCGCTGCGGGATGCCCAGCTTCTCAGCAATGTAGTCCAGCATTTCGCCGGTCTTGACTGCCATCTGGCCTTCCGGCCCAGCCTGAGCTGCGATCTGAGCGTATTGCAGGATGTTGTTGACCTCTTCCATGCTCTGAGCCATGGCAAGCGGAGCCACGGCTGAGACGCGGACCTCAAGACCGTTGACGCGCAAAGGCAGATCAATCAAGCCGCGGTCGTCCATGACTTGCAGGATCTTAGATACCAGCGGAATCATGGTCTCGTTAATCAGGCGACCAAACGCAGAACCTAAATTCTGCGCCAGCTCCTTCATGCGTTCAACGACCTCTGTCGCAGAGCGCGCAGACATATTGTCTGGAGGGAGGCTTTCGTCGAGTAGAATCCGTTTGATATTCTGCCGTAGATCGTTGATGACGATTTGCGATACGTTGA